CTCGCAGCTTCCATGAGGGATGAGTCTGGCCGATCTTCGGCCACCGCATTGGAACACTTAACGCCTGAAGATTTCTCAACTCCTGAGAGGAAGCGAATATTTACGGTCCTCTCTAAGCTCGCTCCAAAGTGTAACGAGGTGGACGTGATGATGGAAGAACCGGAACTTGCGGATACCATCACTTACCTCTCAGAGCAATACGGAGGTGGACAAATCGAGCGCTATGTGGACCACTTGATCGAATATAGAAACCATCGAAGCGTAAAGACTGCACTCCTCCAAGCAGAGGATGCGCACAATGACGGAAAGACTGCGGAGGAGATCGCATCGACCTTTACGGGTAGCGTAGCAAAAGCCCTATCGAAAAGAAAAGGGCAAGTCCACATCAAGGATGCTGTAACGGAAGCACAAGCTAGGTTTTTAGAGATCGATGCGGGAGGAGTCTCTGCAATACCAACTGGTTTCTCAAAGCTTGATTCTCATTTGCAAGGAGGACTCAAGGAGGGTTGCTTTTACGTAATTGCCGCCAGACCGGGAGTTGGAAAGTCTGCACTTGCCATACACCTTGCCATCCAGGCAGCAAAGAAGGGCATCCGCGCTTCCTATGCTTCTTTGGAAATGACAGCAAGCGAATGCTCTGGCAGGCTTTTAAGTTCCATTAGCGGAGTTTCTCGCCCCACCGGACAAGGAACGCTTACCGTGCAGGAAAAGAACAAACTCATGGAAACAACGAAAGCCTTACGTTCTTGGCCCATTACTTTCAAAGACGATAACCAAGCTACCTTAGAAGCATTCTGCGCATTTCTCGCCCAACAAAGACTAGAGGGAGAACTAGGGCTTGCGGTGATCGATTACTTACAGCTCTTAACTTGCAAAGGGTATGACTCCCGCACTCAAGAAGTGAGCGCCATTTCTCGTACTTGCAAATCCCAGAGTATGGAAATGGAAATACCACTTATCGGACTTAGCCAGTTAAACAGAAATTTAGAGACCCAAAATAGAAAGCCTGCATTGAGCGATCTACGGGAATCCGGTAGCATAGAGCAAGATGCCGACGTGGTGTTTCTCCTAGACAAAGAAAAGGAACTTTCCCCATCAAAGGACGTTATCAGAATTAACCTCGCAAAGAACAGGAATGGAGAGACGGGAGTTGTCATGGTAGAGTTTGACAAAAAGCTGGGCCGTTTCTCGTCCTACCATGAACCTGTTTTACATGACGCAAAAGCAGAAACAAGTTCTCAGCCTTCTTGGTGAGACTAAATATAGCTACAGTACGCTTTTGCGTGGGCAGGAAGGGCATCAGAAGGCGTTTGAACGAAAAATGAGGGTATAGACTCATGTTTACATCCAAACGCCTTCTAAGGGCTATTAAGGGTTAAAGGGGAAATCAAGCCTCACTCAGGAGGGTGCGCTTCAGTGTTCTCTTCCCGCGATTCCCACCATTTGAAAGCCCAGACTGCAAGCTTGATTGCAAAGAAGCCTGCCAGCCCAAGCGCTAACCGGGCAAAAATATCGGAATCGTTATTTTTGCTCATGGCGTTTCTCCTTCCTTCTTGGCAATAAGAGAGGCAACGAGAGGCATCCAGTCATCCGGGTCGGTTGTCTTTTCTCCCGACGGAATAAACATAACAATGCCGTCCTCGTGAATCATATATTTCTCCTGTCCTTGAAAAAGTATCAACCCAACCGGGCTATCATCCGTAAATCTCTTCGGGAAGTCCTCCTTCGTTGCCATTGCTACACTCCATCCACCTGCGTTTGCAATCATCGCAATGCCCTCTTGCAGTTTACTTAAAGCGTATTGCTTCTTCTTGGCGTTGTCTCTTTCGGTCTGCGTGGAGTAATGGCAAGTCGTAGCTCCCGTTGTTTGCAGTCCTTTTCCGTATGAGAACTTGTTTTGATTTGGGGCGGTTGGTAATGGATATTGTTTCATTATTTAGTCCTTTCTTAGTTATCATTTTGTTATAGTTCAAGTCCCATAAAAAGCCCCCGCGAGGAATCCCGCCCCGCGAGGGCGCGTAGGACTAGAACAAAAGTGTTACCTGGCGAGCCACTCGTCAAACGTGAGTAAAGGTTGCCCGTTTCTCGTTATGTCTCCGCCCTTGCCGTCATCAGCGCAATCAAGGTAAATCTGGTATTCCTGATCGTTCGTTCCGCGCACCGGAGTTTGAAAGTTTGCAAGCGCGTCATGAAAATCCTCTTCAGTAGGTTGACCGCTCATCCTTCCCCCCCGTCTACCTTGTCCAAAATCGCACGCAAGTTGTCTCTTTCCAAGTCCGCCCCACTATCCCCACTCATGATTAAATAGGTGAGACATTTCTCAAAAAGCTTGCACTGCTCGTAAAGCTCAGGGGCTGCCGCGATTAGGCGAGCGTCTCCCGCTCCCGTGTCAACCGTTGCAACCGTTCCTTGGTAGGTCCACGGGTCAGAGGCAACCCCGATAAAAGGAAGGCCTTGCTTGTCGTGTTTAACGACCCACGGCCCAGGCGTGAACGTCGCGCGTTTTTCTTTTGTTTCGTCTTTCATATTTTAGTTCCTCCTAATCGACTGTTGTAATTGTAATTCTAATTGTTTTCCCCTCGCGCGTTTAACCTTTAGAGCGCTTACCGTTGCGCGCTTCCCCCGTTTCTCCTTCGTTCCGGATAACTTGATGATCGCGTGAATTTCAGCCATTACGGCTGGCGCTAGCTCGCTCATTTTATATAGGGGCATTAGAATATCCTCCTTAAGGTTGCCGTTCCGCAGCTACTCACAAAGCATTCGCGATTTATGCGATAACCCTTTATCCGGCAACCGTGTTCCAATTCGTCTACCAACGTGTGAATACTTACCTCTTGGCCGTAAAGTTCCCAGTCTTTTTCGTTGCCCCAGTCACCGCTTTGAATGTTGGCTAGCAATTCTTCAGAGCTTAAAACTTCCGCGTTGCCGCATCCTAGATAATCGCAAAGATAGTATTTTTTTGTAATGTCTAGTTCAAGGCTCATTACTCGACCTCCCTTAAGATTTTTTCCGCTAAAAGCGTACTTTTATGCAAAGTTAGAAATCCAAAACTGGAGCGTAAATTTGCTGCTAGCTGATGTTTGTTGTCGGAAAACATGCAGAAATTAGGCGAGTTAGGGAAAACCCCTTTTCGGTAGAAGATATCAAGGTAAGGCACAACTGCGGTATCTGGCTTAATCCAATCAAAGTCTTTAATGCTCATTGTTCGCCCCCCCCGTTAAAAATGTCTTGGTGCATTGCCCAAAGCGCGAGCGCGAAGGGTAAGAATAGTAGGATGTCATATGTCATAGTTTTTTGGCGTTACTTGTAGTTTATGAGGGTAAAACAAAACCGGATTTATCTGCCTTGGCTTTTCCCTTGGTAGAAAGACCCACAACGCATCCTTGACGGTCAAGAAAGCGCAAATCGGATTCGTCTCCATTGACAACGCGCTTGCCTTGCCAAGTCTTCGGTAACTTGTCAGAAAATACGCAAGCTACGTTGCCCCCTAGCTTAAGGATGATCTTGCAATGCTCATCATTGGATTCGCTACGGGAAAAGGTCAAATGATAGTTTTTCGGCATCTTGCCGTCCAAGTAGTTTTTCATGCGGGAAAAGCCCTTTGTATAATCATAGAACTGCACGCTAGGGAATAAGTCGAAAATCGTCTTGCGATCACTGTTCCTAATTCCCTCCCAAGGCAAGTCGCTTGTTAGGTTTAAACGGAAGCAAGGGATTAAACCTTTCTTGTCTGCACGCTTGACTGCAAGCCCAACCTCTTTGACTAACTGGCAAAGGAATCCTTGCTTGTCCTCGAAAAAGAATTGCGTCTTTTTGATGCGTGAATTCTGGACGTTCGCAAACGCCCCCCTTCCGCTCGTATCAAGGCAAGCCAATGCGCAACCCTTGGATGCCCACGGGCAAACGTTAAAGCCAGATTTATTAAAAGGGGAAAGGTGGACGCCTTGCGTATAAAAACCGTATTTCTCGCCCTTACTAATCTTTGTATTATCGCTTAGTAATTTCATAATGTTAGCTTTCATTTTTCTTGTCTCCCATGGCAAGCTTGGTGAAGTGAACAAAAAGCGCGTTGCGTGCTGCTTCCTCCCGCTCCCCAACGTTGTTTGCGTGCGCAATCAAACGGTCTTCAAACGGTTTGAACTTTTCGCGTATATAATCGGTTATTGCGCTTTCGGTTTGATATCCGGTTGCCATTGTGAGCGCCTCCCATTCATTCGCTCCCCCAAGCCAGTCTTCACGTAAAAACGCGCTTATTGCGTTATGCATAACAGCGCACAAATCAGCCGTTGCGATTGAGAATTGTTTTTCGTCATTCATAATGTTAGTCCTTGGATTTAGTGATTAAGAGGAAAGAGTTCCTCATTGGATAGATACAATACATAAGAATACATAAATCTACAGTCAAGTATTATTTTGCAAAAGAATTAGCGCGAGCTAGATAGGAACGCATTTTGACTACAACTTCGCTTTTTTGAGTCTCCACGCTTTGCCCGATTCCTCCCTACGCATGGCAAGCAAACCGGTAAACCTGGTCTGATCAAACTTTGCCTTCCCGTCTCCCGTTTTGCGTGCAGATTCTTAAGGCTAACTAGCGCGAGCTACGGTTAACCGTGCAATGAAGCGAGGTCAGCAGAAGACTCCGAATCGTTTGCTATCGATCACCACGCCAATTCCGGTATAAATAGACGCGACGCAGGTAGGGGGGGAGGGGGCTAAGCGTTCCCTCGCGTTAACTTCTATATTATCATCACCCCCCTAACTACTTTTTTCGCAGTAGTGCCATACTGCCCCCCCTCTCTGAGCGCCCCCCCTCTCTGAGCGCCCCCTGCCTTACTCTGCGTACCCTATTCCACGCTTTCCCTCATGGTAGTGCTTGAGGGTGGGCCACCCCTCATCGTATAGCCTAGCAAGCGCTATGAGCCATTCGTAGTCTTCTCTAGTGGTTTGTATAGTTTGTACCCTTGGTTTTGTACGACTTCTTTGCATAGGTCGATAAATTCCTCATCTGTTAGGTGACCCTTTGCCTGGTTTGCCTCTGTGCATAGGATTTGCAGATTTGCGAGTGTATTGTCCCCGCCACTTGCTACGGGTACTATATGATCGTATTGATAGTCCTCCGGGTTATCCCAATCGAGTGGGCGGCCCGTTAATGCGCAAGGGAAGTGGTCACCATATTTACTATGTACGTCTTTGAAGTTAAAAGTCATTGATTGTTGGAACTGGTGTGCTTTCTGAGTTATCGACTTCCTTTTTTGCGCTGGTGACTTGTGCTGATACCAAGGTTGTTGTTTTTTCGTTGGGGTACGTGGATGTTTAAATGTCCATACCCGCTTTACGTGTTTCATATTTGGATCGGCATCGAGCCTAGCGTTTATTTTATCCTTAGCTCTTTTCTTCCCACCTGGGGATAGATGGTATGATATGGTAGCCTTTGAACAGTTAAGCGCCTCTGCGATCTTGTTGTATGTATAGCCCTGTGTTCTAAGTTCTACAATCTTACGGGCCAATGCGGTCACTTTGACTCTTCAATGTCTACGACTTTTTGTTCAGATGCATCTGTAGGTTGTTGTTTTACCGACTTTGAAGCACCCTTTAGAATTGTACGTACTTGATCCGGTGACATATCTGATGCCCCTAGCGTAACGTTTGCAGAGGCTGTTATATTTGATGGTCTTCCTGAGACCGTTAAGAACTTCTCCATGAGTATAGCCACTGCATAGGCTAGGTTCTGTGGGGGTATTTGATCGAGTTTTGAATGCAGTGTATTTAATGAGTCTGCAACCATGCGTGAGAGTTTACCATTCACTTGATTTAAGAACTCTTGCTCCGTCATATCTAAGCGGTAGCGCAAGAAGTTTGCGACTGACTGTCTAAGTTCTGGGTCGAGCTTTTTTAGCTCCCTAGCTTCTTGCGTTGCATTTGATTGTTTCGATGCGATTTTCGCTGCTGATTTAATAACTTCGTTTTTTGTCATATCATCTAGAAAGCCCTGTACTTTTTTTGGTTTTCGTCTTCTTGAATATAGTCTTGGCATATTTTTGTCTTTTTGCACATTTTTATTGACTACGCAATACAAATGATTACGAAAGGGGACAAATGGAGGTTAATATTGCAAAGAAGATACTTGAAGAGTCTGGGATAACCCGTGACGAATTTGCAGAGTTATGCGGAGTTAAGCCCGTAACTATGCGAATGACTTTTTACAATGGACGGTTTAGCAAGAAAGCGGTTGCTAAGTTAACGCAATTACGTGGTGACGTAGTTGAACGTAACGAACTTGCTGAAGTTGATAAATTGATTGAAGAAGCGCGCTCTGTGAAGGAGGGGATGATTAAGCAGAGCAATGATGAGCGCCAAGGGAAGGTCTATTTAGTCCCCAGAAATCCATATATTAGAATGGTTGAATTTGCAGATGGATCGCATGGACGGTTCAAGGCGCAACCTGGTAGGTTCTTGCTTGGGAGTACCGTACTACTCAAGCGTGAGGATGGAGATATGTGGAAGCTGGTAGGCAGGTACGATAGGAAAGATAGGTTGCTGTGATTGTAGACGAAGTTGAAAAGAGAGACCTTGTATCAGTAATTCTTGGAATGATGCCTGGAGGTGAGCGTAGGATTCTTAGTATGTACTACCTAGAAGGGTACAAGTGCCGGGAGATAGGTGAGCGTTTTGGGGTAAGTTCAGCGCGAATTAATGCCCTTATACGTGATATCTTGGGTGAGTGTCGATACTTAGCTACCCAGTTGGATAGAAGGAGGGTAATATTTTTCAAGCCATTGATTTCTATGAAGTCGGTCTTATTTGATCATACTCCGTACACCAAGAAGAAGCTATTGGCTCAAAGGAAGAAGACCAAAGAGAAGCAAGACATGGAGGAAGAATGGGCATACGAGAACTTCCAAGCTCATTGGGCCGATAGTATAGAGAAGGGTCACCACGTTCATCCTGCGATACGCAGAGCATATAAACGAAAAGTGGAGGAATCTAAATGTGGATAATACCCAAAACGTTATCTCATTTTGTACCGGCTACGGAGGGCTTGAGCTTGGCATTAGACGAGCAGGCGTGGATATTAGAACAGTCTGTTACTGTGAACGGGAAGCTTATGTCCAAGCAGTATTGGTTAAGGCAATTGAGGAAGGGAGGTTGGATAAAGCGCCTATCTGGTCTGATTTGTCCACCTTCCCAGCATCAGAGTTTCGTGTAACAGTATCAGGA